GCTTGTCTAGAAGAAGCAGAGAACAAGGACTGGGGGAAATAGAGTCAATAACTCCTAAAAATACGGATGATTCTTTAATTAACTTACCCCAATAAGGATGTTCTCTGTAATCATCAATATTCTTACCAATTTCATTATAAGCATCAAAATCTAAACCTTTTGCTTTACACCACATCTTAAATGCCTGTGAATCTTTCATAGTTCCGTAGGCAACCATATAATAGATATTATCATCACCCAAAATATCTTTAGCAGATTTAATAATCGGCTCTACATTGGATACGTTCAAATCTATATCTGGTAAGCTGCGAGAGCTTAAAATTCTTTCAGCACTCATAAAACGTGATGGATATAACTTTGTAGGTGCTTTTAATCTATCAACTTCGGTTAATCCTAGTAGATTATTAATATAGAAAGAAACTGCCGAGTTATGAACAATCATATTGTTCAATAAATAACTATGTGAATCTTCAACTTCTAAATCATAAACAGAAGTTTTTACATTCTTCAATACTTCAACGTTTTCGACAACAAAGTAAACATATTTTTTATCAGCAAACACTTCTCTATTTCCAAACATACCTAAACCTAGATTATTC